GATGGTTTTCTTGAAACACTTAAAAAAGCATATACAGACTTAGAAGTTACTGGAAATGCATATATTGAAATTGGTAGAACTTCATCAGGTAAAATTGGATACATTGGTCATATTCCAGCAATTACAATGCGTATTCGCCGTCACCGTGATGGCTTTGTTCAAGTTGTTTATAACCGTTATACATTTTTTAGAAACTATGGAGATACCTTTACAGAAGATCAAATTGGTACAGATCCACGACCAAATGAAGTAATTCATTTAAAGAAATACTCACCAACAAATACTTATTATGGTATTCCAGATATTATGTCTGCAAAAAATGCAGTAGCTGGTGATGAGTTTGCTCAAAGATTTAATCTTGATTATTTTGAAAACAAAGCTGTTCCAAGATATATTATTACTGTAAAAGGTGCTCGCCTAAATGCAGAATCAGAACGAAAACTTTTAGAATTTTTCCAGACTGGTCTTAAGGGTCGTAATCACAGAACTCTTTACATCCCGCTTCCGTCAGATGGTGAAAATGCTCGTGTAGAGTTTAATATGGAGCCAATTGAAGCTGGAATTCAAGATTCATCTTTTACAAATTATGCAGTTGAAAGTCGTGACCGTATTCTTTTAGCCCACCGAGTTCCAATTAGCAAGTTAGGAACTCCACAGGGCACATCTTTGGCGGGAGCTAGGGATGCAGATAAAACCTTTAAAGAGCAGGTATGTCGCCCAATGCAAGACTATATTGAAAAGAAACTTAGTGGAGTTATTGCTGAAATTACAGATGCATTTACTTTACAACTTAATGAACTTACACTTACTGACGAAGAGACACAGGCAAGAATTGATGATGTTTATCTTAAAGATCAAGTTATTGTTCCTAATGATGTTAGACTTCGTAAAGGTATGCCACCTAGAGCGGGCGGAGATGACCCATTAATAATTGGTGGAAAAGATGCAGCAGAAGCAAAAACTAATGCTAATGGCACTCGGCAAAGAGACCAAAAAAGAAAAATAAACGCTCCCGACACTCAGGGCGAAGCTCGTAGTCCAAAAGGTGAGGGAAGAACTCAGGGGTAATATGATACCGCAAATTTTGTATTGCATACAAAACTTGGTATCATTTAAGTAATATGAATATTCAAAAAGCCACATGGTTAAATGGGGATCGTAAGATGAGTCTTGCATTTCCATTTGCCAAAGTAGATAAAGCAAATCGCACAGTATCTGGCTTTGCTACATTGGACAATGTAGACAAGCATGGTGATATTGTTACATCGGATGCCAGCAAAGCTGCATTTGAAAGGTTTCGCGGAAACATTCGCGAAATGCATCAACCAATTGCAGTAGGAAAAGTTCTTTCATTTAATGAAGAAGATTATTACGATGCTAACGAAGGCAAAAATTATAAAGGTGTATTTGTACAAGCGTATATTTCAAAGGGTGCTCAGGATACTTGGGAAAAAGTTCTTGATGGCACCCTTACAGGTTTTTCAATAGGTGGAAATATTGTCACAGCTTCTATGGAAAAGGGTAATAATGAAACAGACGAAGAGCGTAGAGTTATTAAAGAATATGATCTACACGAATTAAGTCTAGTTGACAATCCCGCCAACCCACTTGCAAATGTTTTTTCAATTCAAAAAAGTGGAGATAATTTAATTTTTAAAGGTATGGCAACAGAAATTGAAACAGAAAATGTCTTCTGGTGCGGAACAGACCAGATTGCTACAGCTTATTCGGGAGAAACAAAGGATTGCAGCATTTGCGGCGATTCAATGGATACCATTGGCTGGGTTGAAAAAAATGATACAGAAAAGAATTCAGCTATTCAGAAAGTAGTTGACGGGTACTTGCAGAAAGATGATGCTCCAGGTCCAGATCATGGTCCAAATAATGTTGCATTGGAATCTGCATCAAGCCCAATTAATTCGCAGGATACAATTAATAGGTACCCTGACCAGAATAACATTAGTACCACCCGACAGGGTGTTATGGATGATACTAGAAAAAAAATCAGCAAAGGAGGTAGTATCGTGACAGAAGAAAATACAGAAATTCAAGAAGCTGAAGAAATTAACGAAGTGGTTGAAGAAAGTGATGATGCAGCAATTGAAAAGGCTGCAGATATTTCAGAACTAGAAGTCGATGAATTAGATTTCACAAAGATGGTTACAGACCTCAAAGACTTTGTTGGTGAAAAGCTTGAGAAAAGCGCAGATAGCGCAAAAGATAGCACAAAAGAATTTAAAAAAGCTCTAAAGGCAGAGACATCAGATTTGATAAAGAAATTTGATGAACTTACTGCTGAAAAAGAAGAGCTTGCTAAATCAGTTGATGCTTTAAACAACCTTGTTACCGAACTACAAAAGTCTCTTACAGAGACAAACGAAAGAGTCAACTCTTATGAGAATGACACTGCAATTAAAAAGTCTGGTGAAGTAGATTCACCAGCAATGGTAACAAAGGATGACGATTTTTGGCAAGGATCCTTCCTCGGAGTAAATGCCCTATAAAAAAAACCACTATGAAAGGTAGGTGAAAAAATATGAGTAACGAACTTTTACAGAAAGTAATTGATACAACAAATCTTGGAACAACAGGATCTGATTTGTCAGGTGATGGTCGCACATTGTCAGGCACAGGTCTTCTTTACCCAGATCAGGCTAATCGTTTTCTAGATTACATGTGGGATGCAACAATTTTGGCTAAGTCAGCTCGTACAATCCGTATGCGCTCAAACGTAACCGAAATTGATCGTGTCGCAGTAGGTCAGAGAATTATGACAGTAGCTTCTGAAGATAATCCTCGTGATTTTACAGGTCAGTCAGGTACTAATCAGTACACACAGGCTGGTGCAACATTCTCAAAGATCTCTTTGACAACACGCAAGCTTCGTCTAGATTGGGAACTTTCAGCTGAATCTCTTGAGGATAACCTTGAGGGTCCAGACTTGGAAGATCACATTGCCCGTTTGATGGCAACACAGGCTGGTAACGATGTCGAAGATCTTTTGATTAATGGTGATGGTTCTTCAGCAGGTCTGATGGGTGCTTTCAAAGGCTTCCGCACACTTGCTAATACGAATGCACATGTTGTTGATGCACAGGGTTACGGTCTTGATAAGGCTGTATTCAACCTTGCTATCAAGCAGATGCCTCGTAAGTACAAGCAACGCCGTAATCAGCTAAGATTCTTCGCTGGTTCTAACTTGGTTCAGGATTATTTGTACAACTTGACTAACACAGTTGGCAACTTCCTCCCATTTGATATCTCTTCAGGTATCATCCGTGGTGATGTAGCTGCTAACGATGGTGGTCCAGGTACCACAACGCCATTCGCGTTTGGTATTCCAGTTATCAATGTTCCGTTAATCGATGAGACTCGTGCTGGCACATACGCTGGTGCAGTTACAGGTTCTCTGCATGGTGATGTCCACTTGACATTCCCACAGAACTTTATTGTCGGTATCAAGCGTGATGTTGTTGTTTATCGTCAGTTTGTGGCAAAGAAAGATACAATTGAATACACTCTATTCATTCGTGTCGGCTGTGCCCTAGAAAACTACGATGCACATGTTCTCGTTAAGAATGTTAAGGTAGCAGGAACAACTGCACCACAAAGTTCAACATTCGGTTCTCTTGCAAATGGGTCTGGTCTAACAGACGACACCGCAGTAAGAGGTTCAAATGTAAACTTTACGCCAGGTACTGGTGGAGTTTCAACCTTCTAACACTAAGCATGTTATGGGTAAAGGGAGCATATATTGGCTCCCTTTATTCATTTTTAATATTATTTGGTATAATAACTATATAAGAGAAAGAGGAATAAAATGTCTTTTAATACTTTAAAAGTACAAGAATTGCGAGATATCGCAGAATCATTTGCCGTAGATTTGCCAGCAAAAATTTCAAAGCAGCAGCTAATTATGCTACTTGAAGAAGAAGGCGTAACCTACGACACATACCAAAGATTTTTTGAGAGTGAAAAACTTGAACCACAGCCAGATCCAAGCCCAAGGGTACAAAATCTGGATGTATCTGCACCAAATGTTGTTTTGGTAAAGATGGAAAGAGGCAATATGTCTTATCAAGTTGGAAACTATGTTTTCAGTTACGAACATCCATTTGTTCCAATGGCAGAATCAGATGCTCAAAGAATTTTTGACACCTATGAAGGTTTTAGATTAGCTACACCTAGAGAAGTCCAGGAATTCTACGGCTAGTCTTATTGGAGGAATTTAATTGCAACAGATCCACAATGGAACTCAAGAAACAGTTTCATTAGAAATTTATAAGCAAGGACAATTAACTAATGCTGACGGAGCAGTATTAGTAAAAATTAAAGATGCAGATGACGGTACTATCCTACTGTCCTCTGCATCTGCTATTAACGAACAGCCCGAAGGCTATTACTCTTTTGAAATTACCCCAGATTTGACATCTGAAAATAGGGTACTTCAAATAATTTGGTCCTATACACTAAGTGGAAAATCCACATCACAAACACAATATTTAGAAATTATTACTCCATACGCCTTAGTTAGTGATATAGTTGATTATTATAATATTGGCACAAAGCCCTCAGAATTAAATTATTATTCACAATCACAGATATTGTCTGCAGAACAAATTGCTAGAACAATAATTAATAACTATACAAGTCTTGACTTTGGTAGAAGGTATGGTTTTCAAGAAATTTTTGGTTCTGGCAGCGATGCTTTAGAATTAACAGAAAAAATGCTTTATATTGATAAAGTATATGAAAATGAAACTTTGCAAATAGATTATACCGCAAGCCCAACATATAATGTTTTTGGGTATGACATAGAACTAAGTCCTACAGGAAAAGTTGCTAGAATCTTAAATACATTTAGTGATGTTAGATATGACAATCAGGTAGATCCAACAATTTTATATTACGGCAAATTCCGCGATAATGCCCGCTACAAAATTTACGGAGAAATAGGGTATAATTATGTACCCCAAGATATTAAACTTTGCTCTCTGTTGCTTGTAGGGGACCTACTGAGCAATGATTCAGCATGGCGCACAAAATA